GCAGACTATTCAGTGCCGAAGTAGAAGAGGTCTACGCTAAAGCAAGGCAGGAAAGGGAACAATCATGAGCTACATCGTTGCATCCCTGCCACCACTCAAGTGCTTCGTGCGCCGTGAGTTTCTGTACAACCACACCAAAGGCCACGGTGAGTTGGAGCCAGCCATCTGGGTCAGCATCAAAGCCCTGCGCGGCCAAGTGTTCCGCATCGAGTCGCTGCTGCCTGCCTACGGTGCTCTGTACGACAAGCTGCCGCTACACGCCTACGTGTGGCGTGAGGATTACGATGGTGACTTGCCCATTGACACTCTGCAACTGTGGGACTGCATGGGCTATCGCTTCACGGTCTGCGAAAAGATCGGCCTGCGCAACCTCGGAGTGAAGTTCTTGGGCAAAGACAAGCAGTGGCACCACGGGCGCTACCTGTTTACGGTGGACTTTTGCGCTGACGGCATGGACGCTGACACTGGCTTTACCGAGCAGGCCGAGGAGCACAAGTCGTTCAACTTCATTCGGCTTGAGAACGGCCAATTTGCCACGCAGCCCAACAACCGATGCCTGTGGTACGACCAGAGCCTGATCCCCGCAGAGGTGAAGTTCCCCGACTTCCAAGCAGCCAAGACTTTTTACACTGTCGATGGATCGCGCAAGTGGTCTGCCGGTGATGACTGGTTCTACGACATTCAGGAGCGCACATGACCGCCAAGATCTACCGCATCCCCGTGGTCACGCTGGCGCTGACAGAGGCCCAAGTTGCAGCGATCACTGAGCCTGCGCTTGCGGCCCTGCGCAAAGAGCACACACGCATCTTAAAGCGTGAGGCTAGGAAGCTGGACAAAATAATGACTGGTTTTAGAGAATTGAATGTTGATTACCAGCGCACTCGCACCTTGGCGCTCAAGGCCCAGGGTGAGATCAGAGAACTGAAACACAAACTGAGGGAATACCAATGAACTGTTGCGATGACTACGGGAACTGCAACCAAGGCCGCAACTGCCCGGTGCGTGTGGCTAAGTACAAACCCGTGATGCGGGCCGCTGACCCGCTGCCCACGTCTGTCTGGCGTCAGCAGCTTCGATACTTGGCCGAGTGGATGCTGCTGGGCATTGTTGGCGTGGTGTGGCTGACGTTCTTGGCAACCTGCACCTACGTTTACGCAAACTGACGGGTGCCAGCCTTGTCGATGATCAGCGCCTGCTTGCGGGGGCTGGTGTCCACGCTGTTGGGCACACTGATGTGTGTCCAGCGGTCGAACTCGCGGATCACTTGGTCGTAGCCAATCCCGCTGGCAATGACTTTGCGCACCACCTCATCGGGTGTCATACCGGGCACACGGATGTCAGCAGCGCACCCGATGCGGTGCTGGCTGGTGTCCTTGCTGCCCACCGAGTCGTTGACCTTCTTGGACCGGAAGGCCGAGTTGATCATGATGGGCTTGCCGCCCAACACCACTTTGACCTGTTCCAGAAAGTCAGCCAGTCGTGTGAGGTTCTCAAGTTCTGCATCGTTGGGCGTGTTGTCCCAGCCGTTGCGTTCGGCTGACTCGGATGCTGTCAACTCGTCAAGGGTGAAATGAGGAGTCAAATTCATTTTGCTGTCCTTGAGAGAATGTCAGTCTTGGCCTGCGATCCAGCAGACGAGCCGAAATAATAGGCAATGATGCCAGTCCACGCCGTACCTAAACTGCCCAGCATCATCAAGATGGCCGGGTTGCTGCTGTCGATCTGGTTGAAGAACATCATCACCATGATGCCGAAGAAGCCGATGGTGACCGCGCCAGCCAAGATGGGTGGCATCAAACTGCGAGTGGTGGCCTGCATGTCCCGTGCTGACTTGCGGTCCTCAACTTCCAGCTTCTCAAAGTTCAGGCCCAGTTCCTGCGCTTGCTTTTGCAACTCAATCTCTGCGATCTTGACCTGGGCAATCTGCTCTGCTGACAGCTTGTTGTTGGAGATCATGTCCCCCACCTTATCAGGGTCAACCCCAATGGCCTTGGAGATGGCCGACACAGCCATGCCTGCCAGTGGGCCACCCATCGCCGTAGCGATGGTGGGTGCAATTTGTTTGAGCCAGTCCATGATTATCCCTTTAGGTCAAAACTCAAATTAGGGTGGCGCGGGTACTGCACAACGCGCTCACCTTCTGGGCACTTGTACTTGATTGTTGCCAGCAAAGTGGCCTTGCCATCAGCAATCTTTTCTTTTTGCACCATCGTAAGCTGGTACGTAAAGGTGTCAATCTCTGGCCCTGCTGGGCCGCTAAACTTGCTGGCCGTGGTAGTCGCTGCATGGACCATGCCCGCAGCATCTCGAATGCTTGGGGTAAAGCTCTCGACAGAGCAGTCGTCGCGCTTTTTGATCCGCGCAACGGTGACGTTAATTGGCTCACCGGCCTGCGCCACGATCTTGAAGTTCTCAGGAGACCATTCGATGATGGCCCTGTCAAGCCAACCAAATTTGTCGGCCAGCGTGTAACTGCCGCCTAGCGCGGCAACGCTTGCGGCAACTGCTCCGATGGCCTTGGTAAGGTCAACCATCTCAGTGCCCCTTGATCCAACTTAGGGTAAACCCTACTCCACTGGAAATGAATGACACAAAAGCCATTCCAGCCCAAAACCCACCACGGCCTTGGTTCGCAAGGGCCACCAGTTTCTCGACATGACTTTCCATCTTGTCGATCTTGGTGCTCATCTCATCGAAGCGGCGTTCGTAACCCTTGACGCGCTCCCACAAGACTCCGTACTTCACTGGGTCGATCTCGGCCATTTCTGCTGATTCCATCATGAAAGTTCCCGTATTTTAACTAATTTGTATTAAGGTGCAAGGGCGTTTTGCACTTCAATGGCCGGAGCAAGCATGTTCACGGCAGCAGGTGTGCGCAAGGCTTTTGATGCAGCCTTGCCGGTTTTCTGAAAGGGATCTGCCAGCTTTTGACCCTTGGCCTGACGCGCCATTGCTTTCTCAAGCGCAACGGCAGCGGCAGCAGGGTCCAGCATCTCAGCGGCCAACTCGATTGCCAGCTTCTGGTCCAGCTTGCCTTGCATCCGGCGCAGCAGATCGTTGGCGACCGTGGTGACGTTGTTGATGAAGTTGGGAGCGCGGACATTGCCCATAACCTCGGTGCCCATCAGGGTCACGTCAGGTCCAGCACCTCGGGCTGCGGCGGCTTGATTCTCAGCTTGACGAGCACGGGCCAGATCAGCGCGAACATCATCGACGATCTTCAGTTGTTCGGGCGTAAGCACTTCGGACAGGCTCTGGAACCGCGATTCACCTGTGGCCCGCTTGATGGTGCCCGGAGCGTTTTCCAACGCACCAGCGAACCCTGCGGCCCGCAGGCGGGCAGTTTCCTCACCCAGCGCAGGCTTGAGTTTGCCTTCAAGGAACTGGCCGACTTCCATCTGGTTGATCGGCTTGCTCTGGGCGGCAAAGGTTTCCCGGGCCGTGCGATAGGATGGGGCTTGACTTTCGGCCCAGTTAAGGAACTGAGCACGGGTTCTGCCAATCGCCTTGGCTTCAGACGAGCCGATACCGAACGTGGCGGGATCTTTGATCAAGTCGTCAAACGCCATCTTCATCGCGTGAAGGCTGCTGCCCGGATATTTCGCCACTTCGCCCGGAATCACTGTCTGACCCATTGGGCGACCGGCTTCGTCGACGATGCTGGACGGCACAACCTGTGGGGGTCGGTTTTGACCAATTTGGAAAGGCTGACCTTTTTCCGCAGCCAAGTCGCTGGCGCGGGCAAGCACCTTGTCCATCGAGGGGCGATTGAGCAGCGACGAGAATGTGTTGTCTGCCACCACCATCGCGTTGTCGGAGATGCCGTACAACTCCTTGGCCGTGGCGCTTCGAGCAGCCTCGGCGGCTTTGAGTTCTGCGGGTGTTTTGCCGACTTGTTGCACAGCGGCAAGCTGCGCAGCCTTCTGAGCCTCGGCCCGCTCATAGAACGGGGTCGGGGTGGTGCGGGCAGCAGAGTCACCCATTGCCGAGAACCGGGTGGCACCCACGGGTGCGGCGGCTTGCGCAGCAGTTGGGCGGCTTCCGGGCACGATCTCAGTTTGACCACGCAGGGCATTGACGATCTCAGGACCACGGCCTTCAGCGGCTGTCAGGTACGCTGCCGACTTTGGGTCAAGGGCGTTGTAGACAGCACCAACA